CTCAAGGACTGGGAGGACTACCAGTCCCTGAAGGCCGATGTCAGTACCACGCTCGACAGCATCCAGACCGCAATGGCACCGGCTGTCGAAAAGCTGAGGGACGGCATCAGCCAGTACTTCCCTGCCGGTGTCAGGATGCTGTTCAACGGCGCTGCTCCGTCAGGTTGGAAGAAGATCACGACGTACGATGACTGCGCTCTCCGGCTCACGTCCGGTGACGTCACCGCCCGTACCAATGGCCTGGCTTTCTCTGCCTGCTTTGCTGCGTCCAGAGGCACGACCACGACCCAGATTTCTATGGGAGTGAACGCGTCAACGCTGTCCGTTGGCCAGCTCGCCGGACACTCACACAGCGTAGCCGTAGGAAACAGCCCGACGAGGTCAAATTATGTTACGGGCAATGGGTTCGGTAAGATAGATATGGGCCTAGGCTACTGGGATAATTTTGTCGGCTGGCGAGGCTCGAACGAGGCTCACGGCCACGGGTGCTGGAACACGGCCCATGGCCACAGCCTCTACATGGACGTCAGCCGGCTGGACGTCATCCTCTGCGAGAAGGTGTAGCGATGGTCAGAACTCTGGTGGACAACGCTGACCGGGTCACAGACCTCGTCGACAGCCTTCTCGCGCTCTCTCTTGAGAACAGGAAGTCCATCGTGGATGCGCGGATGACCTCGGAGTCAATCCTCGCGGGCGCGCAGTCTGAGCTTATGCCGGCCGTCAAGTCGGTCCAGGCTGATCTGGACAAGTACTTCTCTGCCGGCATCCAAATGCTCTTTCAGCAGTCAGCGGCCCCTCCCGGCTGGAGGAAGCTGACCAACTATAATGATTGTGCGCTCCGCCTGACGAGTGAAGGCACAGGAAGCCGTACTGACGGCATGGCCTTCTCAGCCTGCTTCGCTTCCGGCAGAGGACTGACCACGACTCAGATCTCCATGGGCGTGAATGCCTCGACTCTGTCCGTCGGTCAGCTCGCTTCACATAGCCATGATGTCAAGATTGGTTATCCCGATCGAGATTCAAGCAACACCAGCAATATCCTCTGCTCCGGGGCAGGCACAGACAACGCTATTGGCTGGCGAGGCTCGAACGAGGCTCACGGCCACGGGTGTTGGAATTCCGCTCATGGCCATAGTGTAGATTTTCACGTCAACTTTGTGGACGTCATCCTCTGCGAAAAGGTGTAGCGATGGTCAGAACTCTGGCAGACAACGCCGGAAAAATCACCCGGCTATTTGGCATCATCTACGACAAGGAAGAGCAGACGCAGAAAAGCCTTGCTGCTTTTTCCGCGGAGCTTGAGGCTGCGGCCACCACGCTGACAACAAGCGTCAAACCCGTAGTCGAACAGGTTCAGGCTGATCTCGAGAAGTATTTTCCTGCCGGCACGAAGATGCTCTTCCGCGGGACTTCACCCTCAGGTTGGAAGAAGCTCGCAGACCACACCGACTATGCCCTGCGCCTCACCTCTGGCGACACGGGGAGCTATGACGGCCGGGGCTTCGCGGGCCGGTTCGCTGCAGGGGGGTGGACGACAGATACTTCGATTTCCTGGGGCGTGAATGCGTCAACACTGAGTGTTGGTCAACTAGCCTCTCATAGCCACGGAGCATATCGGAATCGCACCTTCGATAATACATTGCAAAATTCCTGGCATCAGGATGGCAGCTGGTGGGGCAACAACACAGGCTGGACAGGTAGCAACTGGGGGCACGGGCACGGAACATGGAACACGGCCCACCGCCACAATATAGATATTAACGTCAACTACGTGGACGTCGTCCCGTGTGAGAGGACGTAAGGAGAAGATA